GCTTGGCTTACAAGTTGACTTCGACCAACTTCACGCCTGCGAAGCAGTCTGACATCTCTGTACCGGCATTGACTGGCTTGCAGGTGATCGTTGAGCCTCGCATCACTGACTATGCTTGGTTCTTGTCTGCAGACACAGCGATGGTTGACACCATCGAGTACGCGTTCCTTGACGGCGAGCAGGAGTTGTTCACTGAGCAACGCACTGGCTTCGACGTTGACGGTATCGAGATCAAGGCTCGCATGGTGTTTGCCGCTAAGGCAATCGACCACCGAGGATTGTTCAAGAACAACGGTGCTCAGCCAGCGTAAGAAAACAAATTGTTGAACTGGGAGGGGGCAACCCCTCCCTCTTTTAAAGGATAGAAAATGAAAAATTACATTCAAGAAGGCGAAGTATTTGACCACGTTGCTGGTTCAGCGATCACCTCTGGTGCGATCGTTGTCGTTGGCGACATGGTTGGAGTTGCTCAGAACACTGTAGCATCTGGCGAGAAAGTTGCGGTTAGCCTCGAGGGCGTTTACGAACTTCCTAAAGTTTCAGGTGCCATCACTTTGGGCGCGAAATTGTACCATTCAAGCGGAAGCGTTACCACCAACGACAACAGCGGTGCGAACGTATTCGTTGGTTGGGCTTGGACAGCTGCAGCGTCTGGCGATGCAACAGTTCAGGTAAAGTTGAAAATGTCGTAAGCTAAACCGCTGAGACATGTCCAACCCATTTGACGGCTACATGCAGAAAGCGTTTGACATGACTACAAAGGTCATGGGCTACGACGCGACCTGGGTACCATCAACTGGAGGAGGACAACAGACCGGACGAGTTCACTACCGTGAGCCCAACGAGAAGGACATGATAGCGAGCGGCGTGCAATACATGCCGTTCGCTTTCTTTATGGAATACAAGGTCGGTGTATTCAACGGTTTACAGGAAGCCGTGCTAGCTGGAAATATTGAAATTGTCACTGTGAACGGTGCGTCCCACTACGTGCGAAGCGTATTCAAGATTGCGGACGGCCAGACCTTTGAGGCACAGTTGGAAAAATTCACGAACTGATGAACGTCACATACTCGCAAATCGAAGCTGAAATAGTCAGCCACCTTGGCGTGATTGAAAACGGAGGCGGCGTTGACGTCGTCCAGTTGCCGAGCACGCAGGAAGAGTTCGCTCGTCCGTTTGCCGCTGGTCGTGTGACTGTGGCTTACAAGTCGTCCGACTTTGGAGATCCGAAAAGTCCGTTCGAGGTTGCACAAGAGGAGCTGATCCAGATCGAGATCGTGACGCAGGCGCGAGGCCTCCGCGGTCCGAACGGGTTGCACGCGATCACTGAAAAGGTGAAGAAGCGCCTTCTAGGGTTCACCCCTACGGATTGCTCGAAAATGTACCTGATTAAGAACGGATTCAGCGAGCACAATCCGGAGACAGGACTGTGGGCGTATTCGCTTATATTTCAAACGAAATACATCCTCGTAGAGGACAAAACATTCAACACGGAAACGCCACTCAATCAGATTGTTTTTGAGTACAATGAGGAGAACCCAAGCGTTCCTCCGATTCCGTTTCCTGGCACGTACCCAACCAACCCGTCGATCGCTTACAAGGGCGACGTCCCGTACTGGGATGGAGAGGTGTGGCGACGCCTAAACCCAGGACAGCCTGGGCAAGTATTCAGAACAAACGGACCAGGTCAACACCCCGAGTGGGGAGATAGTGACTCGCTGTCCTGGAGTTCTACAAATTGGTAAAAACAAAAAGCGAAAATAAGACATGGCACAAGTTGTAAAAATGTACCGCGAAACGGCCCTACCTGGGACGCTTCAACCATATTCGATCTACTACATCGCACCGACCGGAAGTCCGAACTACGTCGAGATCTACATCACGAACTCGAGCGGCCAAGCTCGTCGAGTGATCAAGGAGAGCGACATCCAGGCGATGATCAACAGCACAATCGCCGCAGCCAACGAGCTGACAATTGTTGCCGACATTGCTGCGCGTAACGCGCTCAACCCGACCAAGGTTGTGTACGTGTACGTTCAGGACGCCACCGGCGACGCGACCGTTTTGAGCGGTGGCGCGACCTACATGTTCAACCCGACTGGTTCAGTGTGGATCAAGATCAGTGAAGCCGAAAGCCTTGACGTAGTTCTGAACTGGAACAACATCCAGGGTAAGCCATCTAGCTCAGCGGCACAGATTGACGCAGCTGTTGCTGCATCTCACAGCCACAGCAACAAGACTCAGCTTGACAAAGTCGGTGAGGATGCAAGCGGAAACATGACTTACAACGGGTCGATCCCGTACACGAAATGGGAAACGACAACCTGGTAAGACATGGCGCTCCTCAAAGTATACAAAGTCATTGCGTCGCTACCGACGCCGCTGGAACCTGACGCGATCTATCTGGTCCGCGTTGGTGCTGGCTATGACATGTACGTCACCGATACGACTGGATCCATTGCATACGCTAGCAATGCAAGCGGTAGCGGTGGTGCTGTCTCATCTGTGAACGGGCAAACCGGAGCGGTCACGCTCACCAAGGCTGACGTCGGACTGGGTAATGTCGACAACACGAGCGACGCTAACAAGCCGGTCAGTACGGCGCAGCAAACGGCGCTAAACGCTAAAGAGAACAGCGCCAACAAAGCCACAACCATGACAGGGAACGAGGCGTCAAACGTCCTGTTCTTGACGGCTAAGGCTGTCTACGATTGGGCCGTCGCTCTGTTTCAGCCGTTGTTGGTTTCTGGCACCAACATCAAAACGATCAACGGCTCCTCTATTCTTGGAGCTGGTAACCTGGTCATCAGCGGCGGCGGCGGTGGAACCGCGACGCCTATCGACATTCAGCTTTTCACGGCGTCTGGTGTTTGGACCAAACCCGCCAATGCCAAGATGGTGGAAATTCACCTGGTTGGAGGAGGCGGAGGCGGAGCGTCTGGACGCAGAGGTGCAGCGCTGACCGCTCGCTATGGCGGAGGGGCTGGTGCGTCAGGCGCATCGAACTCAGTGCGATTGGACGCTTCAACGCTTAGCGCAACTGAAAACGTATGGATTGGAGCTGGTGGTTCTGGCGCGACAGGGCAAATAAATAATGACACAAACGGAAATAACGGCTCAGCAGGCGCGGCTTCTTTCTTTGGGGGTACTGGATCTGTAGGGACGGCAAAGGTTTCCACCAACCAGGGATCTGGAGCTACCGGAGGATCTGCAACGTCGCAAACCGCATCGGCTAACTTTCCAAGCTATTTGTTTGGAATAAATGTGAGCACGCTCGGCTATGCATCCGGAACTGTTGGAGCTGGAAACTTTGGTGGGGCTAACGACAACTTTCAAGTTCGCGCGCTTCAATCTGGAAATATTGGCGGTGGTATAAACACAACCGACGTAAGATCAAACGGACGCGGAATTGTTACGACAGGACCGCAAACTGGAAACGTAATAAACACCAGGAATGGTGGTAATACAGTAGGAGGTGCCGGAATAGACGGCTTCCTCATCACCAACAACCCAAACAACCTATACATCGCGCTAGGCGGAACAGGCGGCGCTCCAGGCGATACAGCCGGAACTGTTGCCGGTGGCAAAGGCGGTGACGGTGGGCCTGGTGCTGGAGGTGGTGGAGGTGGAGCTTCGACCAACGGTGCAGCATCTGGCGCAGGTGGTCGCGGTGGCGACGGATTCTGTATGGTAATAACTTACTTCTAACGCAATGATCAAACGATACGCACTCATAGAAAACGGCAAAGTCGAGAACGTCATAGCCTGGAACACAGACAACGGCGACGTTCAAGACCTTACACCACTCATGGCAGTGGAAACTGAGGACGCTCAGCCTGGCGACCTCTACATTGATGGACAATTTATTAAACCTCAAACGGACACGAATGATCCCGGAAATACATTTGAACAGTAACACGCCGTCGGCGCGGTCCATGACTAGCCGACGCGCTTTCCCTCTCAACGAACGCGACATGCCCAAAGGGGACGGGACCATTGCGGGGATCCGCAAAATCATCGACTGGCTCGATGTCGAGAAGTCTGCACGCTACATCCGCGACGCACGTTCGACGTTCTGCAACATCTACGCCTATGACTACGCGTACCTCATGGGCGCGTATGTTCCGCGCGTATGGTGGGCAAAGGTAGCGCTGGAGAACCTCGACTTCTCGAGTCCGAGGTATGGATCGACGATCCTGGAGATGAACGCCAACGCACTCTACGAGTGGTTTCCGAAATACGGCGGCGGCTTCGGATGGAAAGAGGTCAATACGACCGACGCGCAGATCGCTGCAAACCAGGGGCACTGTGTGATCATGGTCGCCGCTAACAAGAACCGCGCGAAGTCAGGACACATCGTCGCCGTTGTTCCTGAGACGGACAAGGTCAAGTGCATGCAGGCCAACGGTATCATCATTTATCCAGTGCAAAGTCAGGCGGGAGCCGTGAATAAAAAGTACTTTTGCAGCAAGTGGTGGGACGGTCATGAAAAGCCGAGAATTTACGTGCATGAAAAATAACTTTTCGCCACTTGTTTGGTGATTCAGTTTTTTTGTATATTAGTGCCCAACGAAATTACTAACCAAAAATAGCAAATAATGCCAGCAAATTACCTTCATGGCGTGGAGACTTTGGAGCTGAACATCGGGCCACGCCCGATTTCGGTAGTGAAGTCTGCCGTCATCGGCCTTGTAGGTGTAGCACCACAAGGTCCAAAACAGACTTTGACGCTCGTTCAGTCATCGGCTGAGGCGGCACAGTTTGGAGCCAGCCTCCCTGGCTTCAACATTCCACAGGCATTGGACGCGATCCAGAAACAGGGTACCGGATTGGTCCTTGTCGTGAACGTGTTTGATCCTGCGACTAACCTCGCGTCAGTGAATGAAACTAAGACCGTAACAAACGGCAAGTTTTCGTTGACGGCTGCGCCGATCTACGACGGTAACAACACCCTCGTAATCAACAACAACGCTTCAAGTAACCCGACCGTCTACGTTCTAGGAACAGACTACACTGTCGACGCATACGGAAACGTGACCACAATCCCAGGCGGTGCAATCGCTGAGGGTTCAACGGTCAAGGCGATCTACAAAAAGCTCGACCCGACGTCGGTTTCAAACGCTCAGTTGATCGGTGCAATCACCAGCGGTGTGCGCACTGGTATGAAAGTGTTCGAGCTTTCGTTCACGCAGTTCGGTTTCAATCCTCGCCTTCTCATCGCTCCAGGCTACTCAGCTATCAAGGCGATCGCGAGCGAGTTGCTCACCTACGCTGACACGTTCCGCGCTCACGCAATCATCGACAGCACCGCAGACATCACTCCGACCACGGCGATCAACGACCGCGGTGACGTGACCAAGGCGTTCGGCACATCGAGCAAGCGCGCCATTCTTACCTACCCTCGTTTGAAGGCCTACGACGCGGCAACCAACGCCGACGCTGTTGTTCCTTATTCGGCGTTCATGGCTGGCGTTATTGCTGCCACTGACAACACAGACGGGTACTGGTTCTCACCATCCAACCGCGAGATCAAAGGGATCACAGGCGTCGAGCGCTTGATCTCGGCGGCTGTGAACGCAGCCAACACCGAAGCGAACCTCCTCAATGAGAAGGGCATCGTGACTGTGTTCAACTCGTTCGGCACAGGCCTCCGCGTTTGGGGTAACCGCTCTGCAGCGTTCCCGACATCTACAGCACCTGGAAACTTCATCGCAGTACAGCGCACCGCTGACATCCTTCACGAGAGCCTCGAGCTCGCGATGCTCCAGTTCGTTGATCAGCCTTTGAACAACGCGCTCATCGACGCAGTACGTGACAGCGTGAACAGCTTCATCCGCACGCTCATTCAGCGCGGCGCGGTGATCGACGGGGAGTGCACATACGACCCAGCGAAAAACCCAGCAACCGAGTTGGCGGCTGGCCACGTGACGTTCGACATCACGTTCATGCCACCGACGCCAGCTGAGCGCATCACGTTTGAGTCGTTCATCGACATCAACTTGCTGCAGAACCTAGGTACAAACGAATAAAATTATTGAGCAATGCCACAAGTAACCGTAAATAGACTAACGAACGCGAACGTATACATCAACGGCGCGTCGTTCTTAGGTAAGGCCGAGGAGATCGACCTACCGAAAATCGTCGCAAAGATGGTTGAGCACAAGGCGTTGGGCATGGCAGGGGGCATCGAGCTCCCGTCAGGCTTCGACAAGATGGAGGCTCGCATCAAGTGGAACTCGTTCTACGGCGACACGATGGCACTCATGGCGAACCCTTACCAGGTTCACGCCTTGCAGTGCCGCGCATCTTTGGAGAACTACACCGCAGCAGGTAAGACCGGAGAGGTTCCGGTTGTTTGCTACATGCGCGGACAGTTCAAAGAGGTGCCGCTTGGAAACTTCAAGCAGCACGACAACGTTGAGTTGGACTCGCGTTTGGCTGTGACCTACGTGAAGCTAGAGATCAACGGCGCACCTGTAATAGAGTTCGACGCTTTGGCGAACATCTACAAGGTGAACGGATCCGACATCCTCGCGAAATACCGCAACAACATCGGCGGATAAGAAACAAAATCAACGGGGGACTTCGGTCCCCCCTTTTTGAATACCAGGAAAAACAAACGACATGGAAAAAGAATTTAAGCTACCGAGCGGCAAGACCGCAACTATCAGCCCCTTCAAGGGTAAGCACGTGCGCGAAGCTCAGCGCATGGCAGACTCGGACGTCAGCAAGATGACGTTCGCGATGATTGCACTCACGACCAAGATCGACGGACAGCCGATCCTGATGGAGGACCTCGACGAGATGGACGGGTCTGACGTGATCGCTCTCATGGGGGAGTTCGGGGGGAACCAGTAACCAGCGAACAGCTGATGTTCCTGGCTCATTTCAGTGGCACGCCTCTCACTGAATTGATGGACTGGGACCTCGAGGACGTTACATGGTGGTACAACGAGGCGGCGAAACTACACAACAAACTAAACGCAAGCGAATAAATGGAGAAGGCTCTCAAGGTAGCGGTTATACTTTCGGCCACCGACAAAATGTCGAAGGTGATCGACGGTGCCGTTGGCTCGTCGACCAAGTCGCTGACGCGTCTCTCAAAAGAGACCAGCGCGCTCGGTGACAAAGCCTTCAAGCTCGGGCAGCAAGCTGGTGCACTCGGCCTCGCCGTTGGTGCTCCGCTATACATGATGGCGCAGGCAGCTGAGGAAAGTCAGCAGGCGACCAAGAAGCTCGAGCAGGTGTTCAAGTCCATGGGTGAAACCACTGGGCGTTCCGCTGAGCAGGCCAAGAAGTTCTCCGAGTCGCTCATGATGGAGATCGCCGTCGACGATGAGCAGATCGTCGCGGTGCAAACCAAGCTCGCCACGTTCGAGAAAGTCATCAAGAACACGGCAGGCACGTCCGAGATCTTTGAGCGTGCAACGCGCGCGGCATTTGACCTCGAGGCGGCAGGCTTTGGTGAGGGAACACAGAACGCTGTCCAGCTGGGCAAGGCGCTCCAAGATCCTATCAAAGGGATCACAGCGCTCGCGCGTTCGGGTGTGACGTTCACAGAGGCTGAAAAGAACAAGATCAAGGCGATGGTGCAAACAGGCAAACACCTGGAGGCACAGCGCTATCTCATGAACGCGATTGAGAAACAGGTCGGCGGTGTGGCCAAGGCCAACGTCACTGACACGGCCAAGATCAAGATCGCATGGGGTGAGGTGATGGAGACGCTCGGGGCCGCGTTGCTTCCAGCGCTCGAGAAGTTCACCAAGTGGTTCACCGGTAAGGCAATCCCAGCTATCCAGAAATTTGTCGACGAGAACGGGCCGCTGGTCAAAAACATCATGCTCGGCGCGGCTGCACTTTCAGCCGGAGCGCTGGCGGTGAGCGCCTTGTCGTTCGCCTTTGGCGGACTGATGAAGGTGATCTCGTTCGTATCGAGCGTGCTCAACTACACGATCAAGGCGTTCCAGTTCCTGGGCACTGTGATCCGTGTCGTGTCCGCGTTCATGATGGCGAACCCTATCATTGCAATCATTACCGGCATCGCCGTTGCGGCGTTGCTGATCTACATGTACTGGGACAAGATCAAAGCGTTTTTTCTTAAGCTCTGGGAAGGCATCAAGCAGATATTTTCCAGGACGTGGATCTGGATCAAAAACCTATTCCTGAACTACACCCCGCAGGGCCTCATCTTCAAGCACTGGGACAAGATCTCGGGATGGTTTTCAAACCTTTGGAACCGTGTCAAGCTTGCGTTCTCTGCGTTCTGGCAGTGGGCTAAAAACCTATTTTTGAACTACACACCGCACGGTCTAATCATCAAACACTGGGAGAAGATCGTCGGGTTCTTTGGCAATCTCTGGATGCGCGTGAAGATGCTGTTCCTCAGCTTTGTGGGCTGGGTGATGCAGCTGCCGTCCAAGTTCTACAAGGCAGGCGAGGCGATCGTGAACAGCCTGTGGAATGGCATGAAGGCCAAGTTCAACGACATGAAAAACTGGTTCAAGTCAGGCCTCCAGGATCTGAGGGACATGCTCCCGTTCAGTCCGGCCAAGCGTGGACCTCTCAAAGATATTCACAAGCTAAAGCTCGTCGAGACGATCGCGACCAACATCAAGCCTGGGCCGATGGTCGACGCGATGAACAAGTCACTCGGAAAGGTGAAGGGTGCAATCGCGCCAAAGGCTGGCGGATCTATCGCGGTAGCTGGCGCTGGTGCACGTTCAGGCGGTGGCTCGCCTGTGACGGTGAACTTTCAGCCAACAATCAACATGGGCGCAGGTTCGGGTGGATCTCGTCAGGACTTCCTCAAACAGCTCAAAGAATACGAGCCGGAGTTGATGCGCCTGATCAAGGACGCGACAGCCCGAAGCGAACGCCGAAAATTCTAACGCATGTACGCACAACTAGGAACGATACAATTCACGCCGATCAAGGGGTTTTCGTCCATCGCCGCAACGCGTGAGACGAACCTGGTCGAGCATGCTCTCATTGAGGGCAAGCCGAAGCTGCAGCGCGTCGGCACCAATCTCACTACGCTCGAGATCTCGATACTTTTCGACGCAGGGTTCTGCGATCCACAGACCGAGATCGACGCACTGAACAACTCACGCGAGAGCGCTGAGGTCATGCCGCTCGTCATGGGTGACGGTTTGTTCGTCGGCAGCTTTGTGATCAAGGCGGTCAGCGAGAACCAGCTGAACCATACCAAAGAGGGGACGCTTACGCAGGCCGAGGTCACCGTGTCGCTCGTCGAATTTGCCGGAGCTGAAACGGCTGAGGCCGCGAGCTCGAGCGCTATCGCCGCGGCATTTGCCAATGTGAATAACCTGCCAGCTACCTACATTCCCGTGCTGGTTCCTATCTCAGTCGAGCACAGCGCAACGCAGGGGCTGGTGAACGCCAACGCAGGGATCAACACAACGGTCGACAACCTTACGGGGTTGAGCGGGTACGTGGATCTGTTCAGGCCTCGAGCTGAGGCGGTGGTCCAGGACATGCTGTCCGCTGGTGATCAGTTGAGCAGCGTGCTCGGCATCATCAACGCGGACCCTCTGTCGGAAATGTACGACCGCACGCGCGACCTGGCGCTGATCATTGAGCAGACGCTGTTGGTGACGGCTGACGTCATCACCGAATCCGAGGCGCTCATCCAGGACGTGCAGAACGGTGACGTTGCAAGCGCAGCCACTCGCGTGTCTGAGCTCGAGAACAAGGCGCAGGAACTCAACACCAAGTCGTCGCAGATCTCTCAGACCTCTGCGGATCTCATCTCATTAGTAGTCGTTCAGTGATGGAATTTACAAAGTACATAACGATCGCGGGCGATCGCTGGGACACGATCGCATACAAGGCCTACGGTGATGCGACGCAATATAGTCGAATCATCGAGGCGAACCCATTTGTTCCCAAGTCTGGCGTACTTGCGTCAGGCCTTACAATATTTGTGCCGGTGATGGATCGGCCAACTGTCAACACGTCAAACCTTCCACCATGGAAACGGTAATACAGCCACGCATCAAAATCGTCTACGAGGGTAAGGACATCAGCCAGGACATATCGGCGTACCTGATCAGCGTGGACTACACCGATAACGCATCGGACGAGAGCGACGAGGTGTCGTTCACGGTTGAGGACGCGTTCGGTCAGTGGCGCAACGAGTGGGCACCAACCAAGGGTGACAAGCTCAGCATGCAGATCGGGTACGACAGCGAGATGCTCGACTGTGGCACGTTCACCGTTGACGAGATCGAGATGTCTGGACCACCGGACGTGGTTTCGATCCGCGCGCTCGCGGCTAGTATCGCCAGTCCTTTGCGCACCAAAAAGTCAAAGGCATACGAGAAACAGACGCTCCGACAGATCGCCACTCAGGTGGCTGGTCAGTACGGGTTCAAGATCGTCGACAACACCAACGACGGTAAGATCCTGGACCAGGTCCAGATCGACCGCATCACTCAGTCGCGCGAGTCGGATCTTTCGTTCTTGAAGCGTGTCGCTGGTGACTACGGCGTCATGTTCTCATTGAGGGACACGAGCCTGGTGTTCACGTCGGTCTACGACATCGAAACGGCTGAGGCCAAGGACACGATCGACCGACTGGATCTCATCTCCTACAGCGTGAAGGACAAGGCTGTCGCGGTCTACAAGGACGCGACCGTGAAACACAAATCGACCAAGACCAACAAGGTTGTCGAGTCAAACGTGCCGACCAAGTTCATCTACGGCGGTGAGGGTTCTGGATCTGGAGCGAAGTCGGCCGACACGCTCGAGGTGAGGGTCAAGGCTGAGAACCCAAAGCAGGCCGAGCTGAAAGCCAAGGCGAAGCTGCACAAAGCGAACAGCAAAGAGAAGGAGGGGAGCTTCGCGCTTCCTGGAAATCCGAAGCTCGTCGCTGGCAATACATTCGAGCTCACCGGCATGGGAAACATGTCGGGCATGTGGAGCATCACCAAGTCAACGCACAAGATCGATAGATCCGGAGCGTACACCACAGACATCGACGCAAAGAGCGTATCGAAATAAATCGTATATTTGAGCATGATCAGGTTCGGAAACATCACAGAAATTGACGCCACCAAGGGACGCGCTCGCGTTCACTTTGAGGAGGACGATCTTGTTTCTGACTGGCTACCCATGACGGTGAAGTCCAGCAAAGCAAACAAGCACGAGTCCTGGTACGACGTGGGCGACTTTGTCGCCTGCATGATGGACCAGCACACCGAGGACGGCGTGATCGTTGGCGCGATCTACGACGACAACAACACCCCACCCATCGGCAACAAGGACGTCGAGGCTAAGACGTTTTCCGATGGCACGGTGATCAAGTACGACCGATCGAGCAGCACGCTCACCATTGAGTGCGTGGGTGAGGTGACGGTGCAGTGCACCAACGCAACCGTCCAGGCGGATCAGGTCACCATCGACACGCCTACCGCGGAGTTCACTGGAGACGTGAGCGTCCAGGGTGAGCTCAGCGCGAACGGACTGACGAGCTCAGGTGGCGTGCAGGCGACTGGCGACATTGAAGCGAACGGGGAAATGAAGGCAGGCGGACAGGTGACCGCGCTGTCTGGAACACCCGCACAGGTTCGACTCACGACACACAACCACCCAACCGCACCGACTGGACCAATCTCACCACCGACACCAGGATCATAAAAATAAAGAATGGCAACACTTCAAGACATCACATCAAACGACTGGTCCCTCAGTATTGCGGAGGCCGGTGCTGTTGTTCAGTCCTTCCAGGACATTCAGCAGTGCGTGTACATCATCCTGGTGACGCAAAAGGGAACGGATCCGCTACGTCCGGACTTCGGCTGTGGCGTTTACGACTACATCGACAAGCCGGTGAACATTGCCGTCCCAAACATGAAAAGGGAAATTCTCGCGGCCATTCAGAAATATGAACCGCGTGTGAAAATAATTCGTATATTGCACAGCGTGGAGGAGGCGCATCTCACGTTCTCAATCGAATGGGAGTTTGCCAATACCACTCAAACAACGACCGTAAGCTATGGCACAGCCTGAATTTATTGAGAGAGACGTCAATCAGATCGTGACCGAGATGGTCGCTCAGTACGAGCAGCTATCCGGTAAGACGCTGCAACCTGCCCAGGTTGAGCGTTTGCTGATCAACACGTTCGCATACCGCGAGTCGCTGATCCGCGAAAAGATCCAGTACGCAGCGCTCCAAAACCTTGTCGAATATGCCAACGCTCCGGTGCTCGATGAGCTCGGACGCCTCGTTGGTGTCACCCGTTTGGCGGCATCGGCCGCGACTGTCGAGGTCGAGTTCACACTCGTGCCTGGACATGGTGGCGTGACGATCCCCGCGGAAACGCGCGTGGCGTCGACTGACAACAAGGCGGTGTTCACACCGGAGAACGACATCATCGTTCCAGCCGGAACCAACACGGTGACGGCCACGTGCACCAGCGTGAGCACAGGCACAACAGCCAACGGCTACGCAGTGGGCACGGTGACCAACATCCTGGATCCGCTCGCCTTCCTTTCTGAGGTGGCGAACACGACCGTCTCAGGCGGTGGAGCTGATCAGGAAAGCGACTCGGCTCTGCGTGAGCGCATCAAGCTCGCGCCATCCTCGTTCTCAAACGCTGGAAGCAAGGGAGCCTATGAGTATTTCGCGCGCTCAGCCAACCCGTCGATCATCGACGTGGAAGTGCTCGGTCCGAACGACACACCGGCAACGCTGCCAGGTGAGGTCAACGTCTACCCACTCATGGAGGACGGGACCACTACACCGCAAACGGTGCTCAATCAGGTTGCGGCTGCAGTCAACGCCGAGAAGGTTCGTCCATTGACGGACTTGGTCAACGTGATCGCGCCGACGCTTATCGACTACGAGCTCGAGGTCGATGTCACCATATTCAACGGCTACGACGCAACCGAGATCCACGACGCTGTAGAGGCGAAGCTCAACGCGTTCGTTTTGGCGAAGCGTAAAACACTCGGTCAAGATATAAAGCTGTCGCAGATCGTTGCGCAGTGCATGATCGATGGAGTTTACGACGCTCATGTCGTCATGCCTGGCGCTGATATTATAATCTCAGCCATTGAGTACGGGTATTGTTTAAGCGTTTTAGTAAATATAGCCGGGTCAACGAATGGATAACTTGCTTGCTTCCGGGATCTCAAACGTCGAGCACCTCGCTGCATTTGATGCGATGGTGGAACAGCGCCTGGCGCATGTCGACGTTGAGGCTGTGCTGATCTACCTGATCGACACGGTCGACGTGGACGCGCTGCCATCTTTGGCGGCTCAGTTCGACGTGCTCGGGTACAAAGGCTACGGCCTAGCTCAGACAGAAACCGAGAAGCGCGCCATCATCAAGAAAGCCATCGAGCTGCACCGATACAAGGGCACACGGTGGTCAATAAAGGAAGCGCTCAAAGCAATCGGGTACTACGGTGCCGTGATTGAGGAGCGCCTAGTTCAGCAATACTACTACAACGGAAACAGGAACCACAACGGTTCTATTGTTTACGGTCCTGGTTTTTGGGCTGACTTCCGCGTGACCATTGACCTCGGGAACACAGCCGGAGTTACAGCCCAGACCGCGGCCGACGCTGTCAAGCTGATCCTGGAGTACAAAAACGCGCGCAGTAGATTGCGTGACGTTTCGTACAGTGCCAGCCTCACTGAGTATGTTACGGGAATTTCCGAGGATTTCACGCTCAACATTCAGGCTGGTATTTCTGAGGCGCTTGGTTATTACTACGATAATTCATATATTCACGACGGCGGAGTCACCCACGGCAACATGGACGAAACGCTGGACCTAACAATTGAAAACTGATGAACGAATATGTAACCGCAAAAGGGGAGGTCCTTCTCCAAATATGGAACAAGGACGGCGAGTTGATCGACGAGATCAACGGTGAAAACCTGGTTGTAAATGTCGGCAAGCAGTCGCTTGCTCTGTTGCTTGGTGATGCGGATCCAGACAAGCGCGTCTCGCAAATCGGATTCGGAACCAGCGGAACGGCAACAGCTGGTGGCGACACGTCGCTGCAGTCTGCATTTATCAAGGCGCTCGACGGTGTTAGCTACTCTGGTACATCGACGATATTCGAGTACGCGCTAGAGCTCAACGAGTACAACGGAAACACAATCCGAGAGTTCGGTCTGTTCACCCAGGACAGCACACTATTCAGCCGCATCATTCGCAACCCAATCGAAAAGACGAACCAAATCCGTCTAACAGGAACCTGGAAAATTACTTTTTAACACCATAGAAAATGGCAAACTTAACCGAATCAGCAACCTGGGAACCAGGGATATATCAGCTAGAAACTACCGACCCAGTTTTGGGCGGTGCCAACGGTATATCGAACCAGCAAGGCAAGCAGCTGGCGAACCGTACCAAGTACCTCAAAGGCGTCGTTGACGATCACGAAACGCGCGTCACCGCGCTCGAGTCGACTTCCTCAGTCATCAACCGATTGAAGGGAGCAGGGGCGCTCGTCAAGCAAGGCGTCGTCACCTCCGCGCTCACGAACAACGTGTTCGACTTTGTGAGCGTCGCCAAGATCACCACGAGCCCAATCCTCAACCGCGTGACCGTTGCGGCTAACGCTACGTCTCCACTTGTTCTCGCGTTCTCCAAAGGCTACGACGCCAACGGACCGCTCAACTACTACGGCGTAGTGACGTCGAACCAGCAAGTCGACAGCGGATCCAACACCAGCGGGTTGCTCTTTGCTGAGTACAACGAGACGACTGGTGCCGTCACTTTTGGTCTAGACACTGACACGACTTCGGTTGTCGTTTCGTACAACACACCGAGCTCAACCGGCTACTGGTACTCATTGAAGGACGAGAAGCTATACAAGTGGAACGGATCCACTTGGGTTGTTCAGGTCCGCGTGATCATCGCGTCTGTTGCATGGAACGGCGCAGGATCACGCACGTATTTCCTACCTATCGGAAAGGGGATCAAGGATGTCTATGGAAGGGGACACGTTCCTGCAGGTACTGTCAACGCCTTCGCTGGAGCTAGTGCTCCTGACGGGTATTTGCTTTGTAACGGGGGTACTGTCTCCCGATCTATTTACTCGGATCTTTTCGCGTCGATCGGTACGACATACGGTGCCGGTGACGGTTCGACAACCTTCGCGCTCCCTGACCTCCGAGGTGAGTTCCTCCGAGGACTAGACAGCGGCCGTGGCATCGACCTAAACAGCATTACGCGCACGGGTTCGATCACCAACGGCAGCACATCGGTAACGGCGCTCGCCTCTACGGCTGACCTTGCTGTCGGCATGACAGTGACAGGAACCGGGATCCCTGCGAACACAACCATCGCGGCGATCGTGTCGGGCACAGCCATCACGTTGAGCGCAGCGGCAACCGTATCGAACGGTGGAGCATCGCTCACATTTGCGGGCCGTGTACTCGGTAGCTATCAAGCCGACGAGCTCAAGAGCCACTTCCACATCATGAAGAAATTCAACCGTGCCATCGGTACGGGTGCAGGTTTCTTTGCGATGGATGACCAGGGTACAGACGGATCGGAGAACACTGAGCCGACTGGAGGCGTCGAGACGCGTCCGCGAAACATTGCCATGAATTACATCATCAAATTCTAAGACATGAAGGCATACGCATACAACACGGCTGGCGAGTTCATCGGAGAGGTGGATTGCCAGCCCAATCCGCTAGAGTTTGGGGAGTGGATCGTTCCCGCCTGGGCAACGACCACAGAACCCCCGAAACCCAAAGCAGGAAACGTCCGCGTCTGGACGGGGTCGAAATGGATCTTTGAACCGATCCCTTCGACGGAAACACAAACCGCGGAGTAGAGCAGCGGTAGCTCGCCAGGCTCATTATCTGGAGGTCGCAGGTTCGAGTCCTGCCTCCGCTACGACCATTTCCAGCGTCGATTTCCTGTAAGATGAAACCCCTCTCCGGAGGGGTTTTGTTGTTTACAGCGTAACCGCTATCGCTGCGGATCACTCGTAGAAAATCCTCGTGTCTGCAGCTACTTACGGAAACGCTTGACTGGTCCGCTACCATTTTATAGCATCACCGGACGTCATGACGGTTCACGACTAGCGCGCTGGAATCATTAGAAAAAGCGCCCGTTTTGAGCTGCAGCGTGACAACATCCTGAGCGGCCAACCGAAAGGGAAACCGCTAGCAGAAACCGGTGGCACGCATGCTCACAGACGCATCCATCCGCGCAGCAATCCGCGCTGGCGGTAACAGGACCTTGACAGACGGCGGCAAACGTGGATCGGGACGGCTGACCCTCAGCCTCCGCGACGGAATCCGGCCGGAGTGGTACGCCGTCAAATGGATCGAGGGCAAGCGCCGCACGATCAAAATCGGCACCTTTCCGGACATGACGCTGGCTGCAGCTCGGGAGCGCTACAAGGACGGCGTCGAGTTCAGCAAGCCGCAACGCCGCGGCACGCTCTCGGATCTCATCACCGAGTACACCGCCAACCTCGAGGCCAAAGGCAAGCGCAGCGCCGACGAGATCCGTCGCACGCTCAACCGCATGGCTGAGGTCATCGGTCCCAGCAAACAAGCCAACGAGATCACCACGTCCGACATCGTCGAGGCGATCCGCCCGATCTACGCCAACGGATCACCGTCCATGGCTGACCACATGCGCGGCGCAATCCATGCCGCGTTCGGCTGGGTGATCCGATCGCAGAACGACTACCGCACCCACTCTGAATTGAAGGACCGCTTCGGGATCACATCGAACCCAGCGAGCGGCATCCCGACAGAGCCAAAGGTGACGGGTGACAGGTGGCTGAGTTTCGACGAGCTCGTCGCGTTCTGGAAGTGGCTGCACAACGGCGGACGCAACGCCAACCGCAACACCGATCCGCGCAACCTGGTCGCGCTGCAGATCCTCATCCTCACAGGTCAGCGCGTCGAGGAGGTCCTGCGGATCCACTCGAGCATGATCAACCGCCACATGTCGGTCATCGAGTGGGAGACGACAAAGGTCGAGAACCGTCCGCACGTGATCCCAGCGAGTGCGCAGGTGCTGCGCCGTCTCACCTGGATCCGCCGCACAGGTTCGGGGCTGTACTTTCCAAAGCTCGGCAACGAGCTCGAGCCAACCGATGACTCGACGCTGCGCGCCATCTGCAAGGCGTTCGTTCGCGACGCTGACATTGAGCCATTCACGACGCGCGATCTGCGCCGAACCTGGAAAACGCTGGCAGGCCTGGCAGGCGTATCCAAGACGGACCGCGACCGCGTCCAGAACCACGCCAGCGGAGACGTCAGCTCCAGGCACTACGACCGCTATGACTACCTACCGGAGAAACGGGCCGCGCTCGAGCGGTGGGAGCGATGGTTCCTGCCTGGCACACGGTGAAACGAAAAAGCCCCCATTCGCGGGGGCTTTCTTTTATCGCCTGGTGTAGTCGCTGGTGGACTTGACTGTCCGGTTGCGTTCCCACGTTTCGATGTCCTCGAGCCTGTAGAAAATACGCCCCCCAACCTTGGTGAATGGCGGCGAGATCCCAGCGCTCCTCCAGTTCGCTAGCGTCCTGATTGTCACTTTCCCGTTGTACCTGGCAGCTAGCTCACCAGGGGTCAGGAATAGCTTGACTTCTGTCACTTGATTTCCTCGTCCATAATATGGGCGGTGTCGAAACCCTCAGGCTGAGCCGGGGGAACTCTTTGGTTTAGTATCTCCACAGCCTGGGCCGCGGTGCTTGGTTGCTGCACCGGGTGCACGTCGTTGATCTCATCCTGCGTCTGCATACCCATGAGAACGTCGGGGGCGTAGAGACGCCCGAAAAAAGCCGCCGCTCGGTATGTCAGCATCAGGTCGGTCATTGTTGGCCATTTGCTGTCTTGCTTGGTGTACCATCCCTCCTTAATTGCCATTTCCACAGAAACGGACGGGCCTTCCAACAGATCACCGCGCTGGTCATACGCATAAGCAACGCAAGACTTGTCACTTACGTTGATCGTGCGCTGCACTTTACGGCGCTGTCCTTGTGCTCCCTCCCACTGTTCAAAGGTTACCTCTTTCGGGCCGAGCTCGGTATAGCGAAAGCGTACAGGAGTGAACCTTCCGCACGCGTTGAGGGCTGCGATGATAAAGCTACTTGACCAGGACGGCTTTCCCTGAATGACGTGCAGGTTCTGCATCACCATGATCGGAGACGATCCGGTTCGGTTTGCCATCTCCAGGGCAATCATCGTGTTCGAGAGGTTCCCCTTGTACTGAGCGGGGACGATGTCCGACGCTGCCAGTTGTCTGGCCATCTTTGTTGCACGCTCGAACGCTGTGTCGCTTGAATAGATGCTGGGCTGCAGCTGCACTCCCGTGCTGACTTGTGTCACTTGTTTGTCTTTCATTTGTGTCATGATATTGATTTTTGGTATTTACTGAGTTGCTTAAATTTCGAGCTTGACCCATCCCGGAAGTGAGAGGGGTTTCGCCTTGGCGTCATAGCCTGGCCACTGATTCGCTGATCTGCAGCGCATGTAGGTGCTAAGGTCCTGTCTGTATACTCGTCTCGAAAAGTCTCGGACCGTGTCCTCAAAATAGAACACGTTCACCAGGTACGGCGGTGACTTCTCGACGGCGATGAAGATCATTCCGTTCGGGTCGAGATTATTGGCAAGCGCGCCGTCAAAATAGAACGCGTTCTGGACGTGATACCTGTGCTTGAAGGCTGATCTTGCAAAGGCCTCGTCAGACGCGTCCTCGGTAGACTTTAGATCTACGATAAAACGCATAGACGTGTTGAACCAATCCATGCGCGCTTTGCATGGCGCATCTGTCGCCAGGTCATCCCACTGGAGCACTTGTTCCGCTTGCCCAACGTCAAGCAGCTTGGACGCGACCGGATGCTTCATGACCGAATCACGCATGCGGCGGATCGTGTCGTAATGTTCCATTGTGATGATGTCGTGCTCGGCGTGCTCGAGCTCAAACGCCTCGCGCTTGGCCACTGATCCGGTGCCGCTGAACTTCGGCTTGATCACAAAGTGTCTCGGGAAAATGTCAGGCTCCAGCGTCAGCACGTGGAATGCGTTCCCGACGATCAGCGCCTCGGTCTTTTTCTCCGGCTCCCGATCCTGGTTGAGGTATTTTTGCCAGTATTTGGCTGGGCACTTCGCGATGAGGTCGAGGCCTGACTTTGAGATCCTGGACACATCTGCGTGGTACATTTCATTTACCTTCATGTTGTGTGTGGTTAAAATTTTCTTATGCAAAAATACAAATAATTCAGAAAGAAACAATATATTTGCAGAAATTATAACCCGAAATCATGGATACAACACAACCAACGAAATGCACTACCGCAACATCACTGGGCGTCACGAGCGATACGCCTAGCATCCCTGCGGATATTTATACTTCACTGAAAACCCAATGCGATGCGCTTGGAATCAGCCTATCAAAGCTGTGCCGAGAAGCTGACGTAGACCGTTCAGTGATCGAGCGCTGGAGACGCAGCGAACCTAAGTCAATCCGCACGTACAACGCGCTGGTTGAGGCGCTCGAGAAACTCAAAACACGTAACCAATAAAAACCCCATACAATGAAAAAGACCGTCATCATCGGCAATCTTGGGCAGGACGCTCAGATCAAAACAACACAGCAAGGCGCGCAGTATCTGTCGTTCACCGTTGCTGTGAGTGAAAAACGAAGCGGACAGGAAACAACGACCTGGTTCAGTTGCTCCGGCTGGGGCGATCGTTTCGTCACCGGACAGCTTGGTCAGTACCTCAGAAAAGGCACGAAGGTTTACATCGAGGGCAACTACTCTCCGTCGCTGTTCCAGCGTCAGGACGGGACCACTGACATCAGCCACAACCTCATGGTGAACCAGCTTGAACTTCTCGGCAGCGCACCACAGGCAACAGGACAGCCAGCCGCAGCACCTGCACCGGCTGCACCAGCTGCAGCACCTGCAGCACCTACCTCATGGCCAGCAGCTCAGCAGGGTGTTCCTCAGAACACATCGCAGAAACTTGCTCAGCAGCCAGATCCATGGACGCCAGGCTCAGGACATTCAGACGACATGCCGTTCTAATCATGCCGCGCACGTACATCTCCGGAGCGATCTCGTCAGAGTTGGCGACCGCTCCACGCAAATTTGCAGACGCCGAGAAGCGCGTCATCCAGATGATCGGAGGCGACGTGATCAACCCAATGAAGCTCCCGCACAACGCGGGGGCGTCCTGGGAGGAGTACATGGCCGTCGACATCCTAGAGCTCATCGGCTGCGACACAATCTACATGCTGCCGTGCTGGCAGAACTCTCCAGGCGCACGCCTCGAGCACGCCATCGCAGCCAAGACCGGCATGAGGGTGATTTACGAGGGACAAGAATAACAACGCAGGATGCTTCAACTACGACCATATCAAAACGAAATCATCCAAGGGGTCCGAAACTCTTACCTTGAAGGCTACCGCGCACCGCTTGTCGTAGCTCCAACAGGCGCGGGGAAAACTGTCATTTTCTCCTACATCGCAGCGTCCACGTCAGCGCGAGGCAAACGCGTACTGATCCTGGTGCACCGCATAGAGCTCCTCAGACAGACATCCAACAAGCTCACGGAGGCAAGCGTGTACCACGGTCTCATCTCTCCGAAGTACACCCCGAACCTGCACGCACCCGTCCAGGTCGCATCGGTCCAGACGCTCATCAAGCGGCTCGAGAAAATCGCACCACCGGACCTGATCATCATCGACGAGGCGCACCACGCTACAGCCGGATCCTGGCGAAAGGTCGTGGAGGCCTACCCGAACGCGCGCGTTCTAGGTGTGACCGCAACGCCATGCCGTGGCGATGGAACAGGACTCGGACAGAACGCCGGAGGCGTGTTCGACGATCTCGTCATCGGTCCGCAGGTGCCTCAGCTCATTGACGGCGGGTACCTGGTCAAGCCGGTGATCTACGCGCCCAAACAGAAACTCGACCTCTCAGGCGTGCGCACGGTCCGCGGTGACTACGACACCAAGCAGGTGGCCGATCTCGTCGACAAGCCGACAATCACAGGCGACGCCGTCCAGCACTACAT